TTGGTGAGTTTGTAACTCAGAACAATTTGATGGAAAGTATGCCAACAATGACAGCGGAACCCGCTCCAACTGTGAAGGCAGACGTAATTCCTGGTTCTGGTTCGGACCCATCCGCTGTTTCGGGTGATCCCCAGCAGCGCAATACACCAGCAAAAGAACCAGCTCCTACAGTTGGAGCGGATAAGGCATATGGTGCAAAGGCACCTACAGATCTAGGTGGCAGCACATCCGCCCCACTTCACAGCAATGATGAAGATGGCGAAGAGAATCCTGGTGCTAAAGCAGCTGCTCCCGTTTCCCCCGTATCTGGAGATCCCCAACAACGTCACGGCAATCATCACCCTGACCCCGCCCCTACCGTTGGTGCTGACGTAGCATATGCTACATCCGTAGGTCCTGCGGTAACATATCCTATCAAACCATCATTCGAAGGATTTGATGTATCTGATGACGTAAAAGCACTCACAGAAGGTCTAGAATTAACTGAAGAGTACAAAGAGAAGATTGCAACCATTTTTGAAGCAGCGGTTAAATCTAAGATCAATGAGGAGTACGACAGACTTGTAGAACACTTTGCCACTGAACTTGATAAGCAGGTATCGACTGCCAAGGCAGAAATTAGCGAGGAAGTTGATGGCACAGTGAACTACGCTATTAACCGCTGGTTGGAAGAAAACCAAGTAGCGATTGATCGTGGTATCAAAAACGAACTTAATGAGGAACTCATTTCTGGTTTCCTTAATGTATTAAGTGCGAACCACGTCAATATTCCTGACGACAAAGTTGATGTCGTAGAAGGAATGGCTGAAACTATTCGTGAAATGGAAGACCGCCTTAACGAGCAAGTTAAGAGCAATATTGAAATTAGTAAGCAACTCTCTGAAGTAAAAAGCGTTGTAATTCTGAACCAAGTTTCAGAAGGTCTAGCTGATACTCAGAAAGAAAAGATGGCAGCACTTGCTGAAGGTGTTGATTTCAAATCAGAAGCTGATTATAGCAAGAAGCTTACAACGATTAAGGAATCATATTTCACTTCGGAATCACCCAAAGCACCTTCCATCGATGAAAACCCAGTAGCAGACACAGAAATTGATGGATCATTCAATCCAATGGATGATGCAATCGTTTCTGCACTCCGCAACTGGTCTTGATGATAACACTTAACACTTAAACACAGAGCAAAAACCATGGGAAACACACCAAAGGCTCTAGTAAATAGGTGGTCAAAAGTTCTTGAAGAACAATCTGCAGGTCAGATTAAAGATAATCACAGAAAGTTTGTAACCGCTCAACTACTAGAAAACACAAAAAATATGCTAATGGAGGAGAAAGGTCTCCTTACTGAAGCACCAGCATCTGCCGGAACAATTGGACCAGCTGGTCTATCCGGTGATAGCCTAGCAAACACCCCACAAACTGGTGGTCTTGCAGGTTTCGATCCAATTCTAATGGGTCTTGTACGTCGCGCAATGCCTAATCTAATGGCATATGACATCTGCGGCGTTCAACCAATGAGCGGTCCTACTGGACTTATCTTTGCAATGAAGTCACACTACCAAGAAAGTGGTTCAGGTGGCAACCCACGCGGTGGTCGTGAGGCAATGTACAACGAACCAGATTTCAACTTCTCAGCTGATACAACTGGTCCTGGTAATAATGATACCACTGGTTATGATCCAACTACAACCAATGAACTTGGTACAGTTAATCCTTCTAATCCTAATGCCAACCCCGGTCTCCTAACAGATACCGCTGGTGCTAATGATTATACCGCATACGAAACCGTAACTGGTGATAGCGTAGCTGCTGGTGATAATCCTGGTACTAAGGCTCGCGGTATTGAGAGAAGCGTTGCTGAAAATCTAGGAGATCCTGACGGAACAGATCTATTCAACGAGATGAATTTCTCGATTGAAAAGACCAGCGTCTTCGCTAAGACAAGAGCACTCAAAGCTGAGTACACTCTAGAACTAGCACAAGACCTCAGAGCAATCCATGGTCTTGACGCTGAAGCAGAACTTGCTAACCTTCTTTCTAGCGAGATTCTTGCTGAAATCAACAGAGAAGTTGTTCGTACCGTATATGGTGTTGCTAAGCAAGGTGCTCAGAACAACGTTGCTACTCCTGGTATCTTTGACCTAGACGTTGACTCCAACGGTCGTTGGCTCGCTGAGAAATGGAAGGGACTAGTATTCCAGATGGAGCGCGATGCTAACGCTATCGCTCAACAAACTCGTAGAGGAAAGGGTAACTTCATCATCACCTCTGCTGACGTTGCTTCCGCTCTAGCAATGATGGATGTCATTGACTACAGCTCCAACATCGGACAGTCCAACACCATTGGTGAAGTTGATGACACCGGTAACCTACTAGTAGGAACCATGAACGGTCGCATCAAGGTCTATGTTGATCCTTATTCTGCTAACGTTTCCAACACCCACTACTATGTAATGGGTTATAAGGGAACCAACCCATATGACGCAGGTCTATTCTACTGCCCATATGTTCCCCTCCAGCAACTACGCAGCATCGATCCTGACACCTTCCAGCCCAAGATTGCGTTCAAGACCCGCTACGGCATGGTCAGCAACCCATTCGTTGAGCGTTCTGCAGGTGTTCCCGATCAGGACAACCTTACTGCAGGTATCAACCAGTATTACAGAAGAGTTCGTATCGAGAACCTTATGTGATCTGTATTCACAAACCGACACAGGACTCCCTCAGGGGGGTCCTTTTTTTATACATAGTTGTAATTGCTTAAGTGCTTGTGCCTAGAAATACTATGACTAGAGACGAGATTAAAAATTTTGTTTTAAAATGTAAGAATGAACTTTATAATGGAACGCATATGAATAAAGGTGGAGAGTGGCATGATGGAGCACACTACGAACTAAACAGAATTCTCGACAAAATAGATGAGTATGCAAGATGAGGATCTACTAGAGTTACTAGAGAGAGTCAATAAATATAGAATGGATATCCTATTTGAAGAACCCTGCCCTTTGTATGAGGTGGAAGACTACTTATGGGAGGACTATCATAGGGAAACATAATGAGCTGGTATAATACACAACCAAGAAACAGAAATTTTTTATCTCCACAGGGATTTAAGATGGAGTTTGAAATTTTTCCAGACACAGAGTTTTTTTGTCAAGCAGTTAATTTTCCTGATATTTCAGTTCCATTTACTGAAGTACCAACTAGGTTTAGATCTTTTCCTATTATTGGTGGGGGTGGTGTAAGTTACGGAGACTTGCAAGCTACCTTTATCATTGATGAAGATATGCATAATTATGCTGAAATATTTAATTGGATACGGAACAACGGTCAGTCTGAAAATACAGCACCGTTAAATCTGTCAAGAGCACAACTTACAATCTTTACATCAAATTTTAATGCAAACCTTGTAGCAGACTTTCAATACTTATTCCCATACTCCTTGTCTCAAATTCAATTTGATGCTACAATAGGAGAGGAAAGTGTTGTTACGGCACAGGCATCATTCAAGTATGCCCAAATGAGTTTCCGTGATAAAGATTTTAAAGTATATGACCCGAATTGAAAAACTTGCTAAATTATTTGACCATATAAAAGAAGAATGGAAGAAAGATAGTCAGATTGATTTTGATATTAAGGACGGAGTATATTCTGAAAACCTAAGTGTCATCTCATTAGACACTCCTTTTCAACACAATAAATACTTAAACCATCATAGCGATCTTTCATTGATGAAGGTATCGCTGGAGTTTGAATTTAGAAAACTCATCAGAGAGAAGCGAGAGTATTACGGAGGGGAGGCAGACGCAAAAGTATATGCTGAGAAACCATTTGGTGCCAGCATCAAGACTTCTGAAAAGATGAGGGTATATCTAGATTCGGATGAAGATATTCTAGACATAGAAAGCAGAATTAAGTTAATCGATGTGATGCTTAATTATCTTGATAATGTAATGAAGATGATCACCCAGCGAAACTACCTGGTAAAGAACGCAATTGAATGGGAGAAATTTACTAATGGGTTATAATGTCTGTCATCACCATTCAGAAAAAGAACGAGGTTTACTTCAAAGTAATAGGTGAACCACACGTCCATCAGGAACTATCAGACTACTTCACATTTGAACTTCCTGAGGCAAAGTTTCTAAGACGCAATCCTAGGTATCGACACTGGGATGGAACTATCCGCCTGTACTCCCCTGGTACAGGTGAGATATATTGTGGTCTCTTATCTCAGATACAAGACTTTGCTGAGAAGAGGTCATACGATATTGAGTATGTTGGCAATAAGTATTACGGCGATGTAGTAGAGACGAACGATGCTACTGCTCGCGGTATTAAAGGATTTATGAAAGATATCTCTAAGGTAAAACCTAGAGACTATCAGTATGACACAGTGTATAAAGCTATCAAGAACAATCGCGGTCTGTTTGTATCTCCAACAGGTTCCGGTAAGTCTCTGATGATTTATTCTCTTGTGCGTTGGTATTATGAAAGTGGTTCTAAAATTCTAATCATCGTGCCTACCACATCTCTTGTAGAGCAGATGGTGAAGGACTTCAAAGATTATGGTTGGAATGCTGACGACCATATGCATCAGATTTATTCTGGTAAGGACAAGAATACAAAGAAAGATATTATTATTTCTACTTGGCAATCACTCTACAAGTTTCCAAAACTATACTTTGATGACTTTGATTGTGTAATTGGTGATGAGGCGCACCTCTTTAAGGCAAAGTCTCTCACTGGTCTGATGACTAAACTACACAATGCTAAGTATCGTTTTGGATTTACTGGAACACTAGATGGTAGTAAGACACACAAGTGGGTTCTAGAAGGATTGTTCGGACACTGTGAGAAAGTAACTCGCACTGATGATCTAATTCAAAAAGGATATCTATCTAACCTCAGAATTAAATGTCTAGTTCTCCGTCATGAGTATCAATACTTTAATGACTATCATGAGGAGATGGAATATATTATTTCTCATCAACAGAGAAATAATCTTATCAAAAATTTAGTTAAAAACCTAGATGGTAATACTCTTGTGCTATTCAACTATGTGGAGAAGCACGGGGAACCATTATACGAAATGATAAATAATAGTGTAGATCCTGGACGCAAAGTATTCTTTGTATCTGGTGCTACTGATACTGAAGACAGAGAAGAGGTTAGGGAAATTGCAGAGAAAGAAGACAATGCCATTATCGTTGCTTCTTATGGAACATTCTCTACTGGCATTAACATCAAGAGACTACATAACATCATCTTCGCCAGTCCTTCCAAGTCCAGGGTTAGAAATTTACAATCAATTGGTCGAGTCCTTAGAAAAGGCGACGGCAAAGCGATAGCAACACTATATGATATATCTGATAATATCTCTACTAAAGGCAGAGAAAATTATACACTTCGTCATCTCTACGAACGTTTAAAGATCTATCAAGAGGAGAACTTTAACTATGAAATCATTAAGATTAAATTGACATAATGGAAGAACCATTTTACGCAGTTATAAAACTGAAAACAGGGGAAGAGTTAGTAGCTCAAGTTTCTTATGCTACTGAAGATGGACTACTAACTCTTCAAGACCCTATGGTTGTTGAACCTATGCAGCAAAAGAAAGGTCGCCAGAACATAGAAGGATTTGTATTGAGAGATTGGATCTATGCTTCTTATGATGACTTTTTCTTTATCAGTCTAGACGATGTATTAACTATGTCTGAACTAGACGAGAACATAAAAAACTTTTACATTAACACTGTAGAAAATAAATTAGCACCCACCAATATACCTGACAATACAAAAATTGATATGGGAACTTATGGCGAGAGTGGTGCCCGCCAATCTCTACCGGACCTGAGTGAAAAAGGGTATCTAGGTTCAGTACAAGCAATGAAACAACTCCTAGAAGAACTCTACAAGAAGTCCTAGCTTTAAAGCTTATAGTTCTTTATCTCTCGGACATACTTATTCTAGTGTAGTTTCTGAGGTTTGTCAAGCCCCTTGACAGATGGATTACGTTCTGTTATAGTATAGAGACAATCAGCATACCAGAAATGGCACATGGCAAAAGCAAAAAGCAAAGAGTATTACGTCAATAATAAAGAGTTTCTTGAAGCTCTAATCGTATATAAAAATAAAGTTCAAGAGGCAGAGGAGCAAGGTAAACCAAAACCTCGTATCCCAAATTATATTGGTGAATGTTTTTTGAAGATTGCCACACACTTATCAT